ACAGGTGCATTAGCAGGAGTAGCAGGAGCTGCTGCAGGAATTGCCGCAGGAGTAGCAGGATTAACTTCAGGCCTTCAAGGAGCCATAAGAGCAGCTGGCACTCTTGCAGGGCTGTTTAGTTCAGCTGACATAGCTATGAATACTAGCGGCACCACCGAAGCTAATCCTTTACATGCTTATGCATCTTACACTTACATGTTTGGATTATATGTGCTACGTGACGGAGAAGTTAACGGAGGCACTAGAGGTGGTGGAGTGCCAATTATACAAATGCCTACAGGTGCTCCTGACCTAATTGGGTCAACAGTATTCATTGACAATGTAAAACTGTCTGGAGTAGTTGGCATGGACCAAATGCAAGGCAATTCAAATTCCACATCAATTACTTTTAAAGTTATTGAACCTTACAGCATGGGCAAGTTTTTTGAAACTCTACAAGCTGCTGCAATAAGAGCAGGGCATGCCAATTATATTGCAGCTCCTTTTATGTTAAAGTTGGAATTTAAAGGGCACTTTGGCCCAGACGAGCTGTTAAAAACAATTCCTAATACCTCTAGATATTTCCACGTCAAACTACGTGAAATGAGCATGCGTGTGACTGCTAAAGGTTCAGAATACGAAGTAGTTGCTTATCCATGGAGTGAACAAGGACACTCTTCCAGTCTAGGAGAAATTAAGACAGATGCTAATATTGCCTGCAATGAAGGTGGCCCATACACAGTTGCAGATCTTTTACAAAAAGGCGAAAAGAGTCTTAAAGAAATTATCAATAAAAAACTTAAAGATGATAAAGATAGAAAAGGTAATGTCACCTATGCACACGAAATAGACATTGTATTTCCAGTTGCACCTTATACAGGCAATGACAGCGGCAATGCTATTGGTACAGCAGATCTAGGATTAGGAGTGTTTAACAAAGCAGGCACCCCTATGGCAAAAGATAATGCAACTTATGATCCTGCAACTGGCATTTATAAACGTGGCGACATAACAATCAATACTAAAAACGCAGACTTTAAATTTGCGCAAGGATCTAAAGTTCAAGACATTATCAACCAAGTTATTTTAACCAGTGACTATGGAAGAAAAGCTCTTGAAGAAGCTAATCAAACCCCAGATGGCAAAGTTATTTGGTGGCGTGTTGAAACACATGTTCATAACATTTCTGATGAAGATGATAAGACAGGAGAGAAAGCTAAAAAAGTAATATTTCGTGTAGTTCCGTATCAAGTTGATGCTACAATTTTCTTTCCTCCTAACACAAAATCCAATGTTGAAACAGTAGTTCCTAAAAGAGAATTTAACTACATCTACACAGGAAAGAACCACGATATACTTGATTTTCAAATTGAATATAAGCTAGGATTCTATAGGCAGATGTTATCAGATGGCGGTAAGAATTCTGAAGACAAAGAATTAGCCAGTGCTAACAGTAGTGCGTATCCTTCAGCAAGTGGTGCTACTAGGGGTGAAGGGCAGCCTAGTGGCAGTAAAGGAGTTGAAATAGTACGACGAGATGCGCCCAGTACTAGCACTGCCAAACGCGGCGGAGCAACTGCACCTGATGATGCTGCTACAACTGCTGCAAGACAGTTTCACGACTTACTTACCCAAGGCAAAGACATGCAGAATTTAACTTTAAAAATTCTAGGAGATCCTTACTTTATTGGTTCTACAGGTATGGGTAATTTTACAATTGAATCTGCAGGCAACGGAACAACCAAAGAAGGCGCCCTAGATTGGCAAAAAGGACAAGTAATGATTAGGGTTACATTTAGAACACCAGACGATGCAAATACAGATACTGGCATGTATGATTTTGGAAACACAACAGTAGTTAGACAATTTTCAGGTTTGTTTAGGGTACATGAAATCAACAGCGAATTTAGTAGGGGTAAATTTACCCAGACATTAGGTCTAATTAGAGTTCCTGGACAAGATAGTGAAACGCCTGGTAAGTATCCTAAGAAAGAACCTATGCCGTACGATGCAGCAATAGGCGGAGTATAATATATGGCAGAAGAATTTAGATCTGGAGTAAACTCCGCAGAATTATCGCCTGGCCCGTTTATAGCTAAAATTGTTAGCCACCTTGATCCTAGCTATATGGGTAGTTTAGAAGTGCAAATACTTCACGAGTCCGGTAATGATGATGCTAGAGAAGGACAACTTAGAACCGTAAAGTATCTAAATCCTTTTTACGGTTCTACACATATTGACTACGTTTCAGACGACCCTGATACTCACGACAATACACAAAAGGCTTACGGCATGTGGATGGTTCCTCCTGATGTAGGAACCTTAGTAGTTGTGATCTTCATTGGCGGCGACCCAAGAAAAGGTTTCTGGATGGGCTGTGTTCAAAATGAAGATATGAATTTTAGCCTACCAGGATATGCTGCCACAGAGTATGTAGTTGATGACACTAAGGAAACAGACACTGCTAAAACTAGAGTTCCAGTAGGTGAATACAATAAGATTATTCATCCTGAAAATCAAAGTGACACTACAAAAAAATTAAAACCAGAACACCCTAGTGCGCTTGCTTTAGAAAAACAAGGTCTCCTTCAAGATGATATTCGAGGCATAACAACTAGTAGTGCTCGTCGTGAAGTACCTAGTATGGTATTTGGTATCAGTACTCCGGGACCTGTAGATAAAGCAGGTAAACAAGGAAAAGTAGGAAAACATGAACATCAAATTCCTAACGCATTTGTCAGCAGATTAGGCGGAAGTAGTTTTGTTATGGATGACGGTGATGACAAGTTTCTCCGCAAAACACCAGCTAGTGAAGGCCCGCCTGAATATGCTGCTGTAGAGCAAGACGAAACTGATGGTCAAAAAGATCTATTGCACAACGAATTAATTCGTTTGCGTACTCGCACAGGCCATCAAATTCTAATGCACAACACTGAAGATTTAATCTACATTGGCAATGCTCGTGGCACTGCTTGGATTGAATTGACCAGCGACGGAAAGATTGAAGTCTACGCTGAAGACAGTATCAGCTTTAGAACTAAACAAGATTTTAATTTCTACGCAGATCGTGATATTAATATGGAAGCAGGCCGCAACTTTAATACTAAAGTTAACGGAGAAATGCACACTAATGTTGTTAAAGATCAGATACTAATTGTTGACAGAGATCAAAAGATTCATATTAAACGTCGTCGTGATGAAACAATTGACGAACAACTTAGACAAACAGTTAATGATGATGTTAAAAAGTTTTATGCAAAAACTTATACACATAACGTTGCTCAACGTATGGATTGGCGAGTTGGCGCATTAAGTCTAACAGGAGGAGCGCCTGGCTCTGCTCCTAGTTTTGCCCCGTTTGATTCTTCACAATCATCTGGCAATGATCCTGTGTCAAACGATCCAGATGTTACATCGCCAGTAGAAGATGTTAATGGAGCAACTCCCGATCGTATTGATATCAAGATATATCAAGACATGCGTATTGAACACATTGGTGTTAGTGTAGATCATACTATTGATGGTTACATAAAAACAAAAGTCAAAGGCGCTGTTGATATCAATACAGATTCAACTTGGAAACACACATCTTCTGGCAATATAGATATAAAATCTGGAGCTCACATTTTTAATACCTCAGCTGGAAGTAACGAAACTAATGCAGGTGGAAACATAATTGAAACTGCCCCACAGATACATATGAATGGCCCAACAGCAGGCACAGCTCCGACTGCACAAATAGCAGTGTTACCAGAAGAAGCTAGAACCACTGCTAAAGCCACTATTCCGTTAAATCTAAAAACACATGAAGTTGCAGACATGGATAGTCCAGACGCATCAAGTCCTTCATCTAAGACTGTGATTATTCGTAGAATGCCTACAGCTGAACCTTATCCGTTACATGAAAATTTAGATCCTATGAGATTTAAACCAGATAAGTTAGACAGAGATCAAGACGGACGTTATTCTGATTCTACAAATGACATGGCAGAACCTGCTACATTATGGAAAGAGTATACTACTAAAACCGATACGTTTGCTAAAGTAGCACCTCCTGATCAAGGAGAGGGCGAGGAAGAAGGTTAAATACTACTATGGCAGCTTCTAGATTATATGACAAGATTGTACTAAAAGGTACAACACAAGGGCAAGTTATTCCTGGTACTAAAACCTACAAAGGGTTTAGTACAATTTCTTCAGCCTCTGAAAGTTTTGCCTTGTATGATTTAAATTTAATCAAACAAGACATGCTTAATCATTTTCATATTAGACTAGGCGAAAGGCTTGAACAGCCTGAGTTTGGAACCATAATCTGGGACGTCTTGTTTGAACCTTTAACTGATCAAGTTCGCGATATGATCATTAAAGATGTGGAAACAATTGTCAATTATGATCCTAGAATCCGTGCAGAACAGATAACAGTTACGCCTTATGAAACAGGCATACAGATTGAATGCACCGTGGTTTACTATCCCTACAACATACAAGAAGCTATCCAATTAAAATTTGACAAAGCCAACGGCTTGTCAGGAATGTAATTAACTACACACATAATAATATACGCTAAATACTCAATAATTGGGAAAGCGTATGTCAACAACTGATAGACAAAATAGATTACTAGTAGCGGAAGATTGGAA